GGTTTAGATTGTTGTCGTGATAGCTCGTGTGGATGAATGTGGTGTCAGTAATACCCTTCTTGAGCTGTGGTATGTAGAAGTCTTGCGTATCGGAGGGGAGTAAATCAAACCACCGCTTGATTATCCAATGCGTCTTTGCCGGTGGGTTTAACAGTAAAATGATCTTAATGTCCCCCTTAACAGTCCGCAGTGAGTCATCCAACTGCATAAAGTCTTCTTCGGGGATTTCGTCAGCTTCTTCGATAATCACACAGTTGTAGTTAGCCAGTGATTTGAGCTTGGCCCTAACTCTACTGCCAACTATGAGGCGTACAAACTAAGCAAGCCCGCTCACTATCACAACATGGTCCGAGGACTCGTGCCCGAAGTGGTGCAGGGCAAGATATACAGCAATTGGGTGGAGATTGAGGACATACCCCACGAAGCAAGACTAGAGCGATATGGACTTGATTTTGGGTATTCTAACGACCCCACAGCTATAGTTGGGATCTACTACTACAACGGTGGCTATATTCTTGATGAGGTCGTCTACAAGAAAGGCATGAGTAACAAAGAGATTGCTGATACGTTTTCTACGATCAAGGGTGCGGTAGTAATTGCTGATAGTGCCGAACCTAAGAGCATTGATGAGATCAGAAGCTATGGGGTCAATATTCAACCAGCCCAAAAGGGCAAGGACTCAATCAATCAGGGTATCCAATACGTGCAGGATCAGCAGATCAGTGTGACCAAGCGAAGTCGTAATATTTGGATTGAGTACGACAATTACTGCTGGGCTATTGATAAGGATGGCATGGCTAAGAATACACCGAAGCCTGGCTACGACCATGCGATGGATGGTACAAGATATGGGTTTGACTCATTAAAGCCTGACGAAGAAGAATACGCGTTGCCTAGTAGTATCTTTGAATCTGGCGGATTTTACTGATATGACCGACATAGAAATGTACACCCAGCTATTTAAGTTTGCCCAACAAATAGGGTCGGGTAAGATCGTGCCTGAAATGATTATCAACAACGGCAAAGTAGTTAAGATGAAGATAGCTGGTCAGCAGTCGTTTCTCTACAACCGATCAGCGGTTGATACCAACGACAACACCCAAGCGATCAAGCATATCTCACAGCGCATCAACTCAGCTCTGCAAGGTTCAGACACTAATGAGCTACTTTTCCACATAGTTTTCCACAACAACAAGATTAAAAAGATAGGATGGAACAGTGAAATATTTATCAATCTTGACCCACCACAAAATGGTGGTACGATGTAAGTGTCTCTAACCAGAACACGTATCTGGCGAACATAGGCACTCTTTCCGCAAGGAAGGGTGCTTTTTTTTGTACCTAAACCTATGTCAAAACGCAACAAGAACAAACAAAAACAGGTAGCAAAACCTCAAGAGGTTGAGGAAACAAAGACGAAAGCAGAACCAAAAGAAAAAGAACGCCCCGAAGTGAGCATTACCCGTTTAATTGACGAGTACAAAGAAGATTTTGACGCACTCTCTACCATCCATGATGAGTTCTCTGACAAAGAAAAAGTATTGATGGGCGTGAAGGTAGACAAGATCACTAAAGGCTCTACCAAGTCACAGATCGTTGACCCAACTCTCCAGACAGCCATCCTCAAGCAAAATAACGAAACAATGGCACAACTGCCCACTGGTAAGGTTGAGACATATCTGGGTGATGAGGGCAAGTCGTTGCTGATGAACCTCCTCTTAGATAACCACATCCTCCCCAACGCTAACACGCAATTCGATGTGTATACCAAGTTCTGGCTCTTATCTCTCTATCGCAAAGTGTACGGCTCATTTGGTGTACTCGTTGATTATGTGCAGTCGGATAGCTACACAGGCTCAGACTTTACACTCATTCCTGTTCGCTCACTCGTTCCGCAGAAGGGTCGCTACACCGTTGAAGCGTGTGATCATATCTGTGTGCGCTCAGTGGTATCTAAACAGTGGCTACTGGAGCGTGACACCAAGTACTGGCAGAACATTGATAAGTTGATTACTGATGCACCCGAAGCAAAGGCTGACACTGACTACCAAACCTATGCAGAAGAAAAGTACTCCAATGAGAGTATCGCTGGAACAGCCAGCAAGAAGACTGAGTTTGAGCTGATTACCCGCTACGAGAAAGACAGGTGGATTACCTTCTCTAAAGATGCAAAAGTGATCGTTCGAGACATAGACAATCCCCATGACAACGGTGAGATTCCGATTGTAGTTGCCCACTCCTATCCCCTCTTAGATCGTTTCTTCGGTCTGGGTGAGTTTGAGCGTGGCATGACCTTACACAAGGCGCAATCAAGTCTCGTCAATCTGTATATGGATGGCGTTAAAATGTCCATCTTCCCTCCATTGAAGCTCGACCCGAAGAACTTAGTGATGGAAACCATCAAGCGTGATCCTGGTGCTATGTGGTTCGTCAAAGGTGGCAACATGGGTGCAATAGATCAGGTGCAGATCAGTCCACAAGGACTCAACACCTTCAACTCAACGTATGGCTTCTTGAAGGGTGCGATGCTGGCTCTGACCAACACCACTGATACTTCAATTAGTGCCGATCAAGATGTGGGCATGGGCAAGACTCCCCAAGCATTGAAGATGCAACAGATGACCCAGCAAATGAAGACAGGCTTTGACCGCAAGATGATGGATATAGCCATTGAGAAGATCTACAACAAAATGATTGATGTGATGCTGGCTCGTCAAGAGAAGCCCATCAAATTGCAGTTCATGGAGAGCGAAGTAGCTCGCATCAAAGCACGCTATCCCGATGTCGCAGAGGTCATCGGTGTGGACAAGGGCGAGCTAGTCATCAAGCCTACTGATATTGCCAACTCTAAGTATAGATTCAACATTGATGCCGGCTCAACTGTTCGCAAAGACGAAGCACTAGAGAATGAAACCCTGACCTCTTTACTAGAATTAATCTTCAAGATTCCAGGCGCACCAGAGCAGATTCAAGCTACTGGAACGATCACCGTGGGCAATCAAACAATCAACTTCGCTGAGATCATCAAGCAGTGGATCATCACGTCAGGTATTCACGACTGGGACAAGATCGTTGAAGATGCAAAAGATATGGGTGTGGAAGAAGGCATGATGCCACCACAGGAACAGATGCAACCACCTATGCCTCAGGGTATGCCAGGACAGATGCCAATGGGTATGCCTCAAATGCCTATGCAACAGCCAATGATGCCACAAGTGCCCCAATATCAACCATCAGGCAATCCAGAAGTAGATCAAATAATGCAGGAGATCATCAATGGAAACCGCACTGCATGACACAACTCGGGTATTTATTGAGGCAATCAAGGAAATACCCAACATCGAAACAGAAAAGGAGAACGACGAGCTAATTACCTCACTGTACTTAGACCCGAGGTTTATAGCACTACAGGGGTACATCGACTCGATGGTGACACAACTGGACAATCTTGAGGGCATCATTCAGCCAACAGACAGTCCAGAGGAAATTGGCTTTAGATACATGATCGCAAAGGTAGCGAAAACGTATCTGATAACAGTACGAGACTTACCGAAGGTACTAGCAGATGTCAGACGAAGCGAAAAAGACCGAGAGTGAGCCACAGATCGACTTTGAGCAAGTGTTTGGCATAACGAGTGAACAGATAACGGAAATACGAAAGGAGGCAGTTGAGCGAGCCAAGAGTGCGAAACACAGATGGCGACAGCGAGGGTTTTGGTTAGTGTGTACCAGTTGTGAGAACAACCACGCCATCTGGATACAGGGCAAGGAAATGATTGGTGAGTCAGAAACTGGAGAGCCGATACTGAGAGCATTGAAGTAAGCCCACGGTTTACTTGAGTGCTTTTAGCCTCACAGAGTGGTCGACCCGTCTGCAACAGGGTCTGTAAAAAGTACAAGGAAACATCATGTCTATTGATGAATCAAAAGAGACGCTAAACGAGGCAGATACAGCCTCTGAGGAAACGTCCTCCCCAGAAGTTCAAGAGGAAAGTCAGGACTCCGATCAGAGTCAAGACGAACCGCAAGAACAGGAATCGGCGCAACAACCTACTGTTGAGGAGAAAAAACCTACACGAGCTGAGAGACGCGTTCAACAGCTTTTAGAGAAGATGAAGGCTCAAAAACAAGCGGCAGATATGCCTCGAGCTGACTACGGTCAGCAACCAACTGATGCTCTCATCACCCCAGAGGATTATGAATCGGGGATTGATCCAAAAGTTCTAGAACAGCGTATGCAGGCGCGTGAGCAGAGAAACTTACAGGCAAACACGCAGACAATCAAACAGCAATTAAAAGCTGAGTTTGCGTATGAACAGGCTACCAAAGAACACGAGGCAGACTTAGAAGCAGTCTCGCAATCTGAGGACATCAAGAAAAACCCTGTTCTGGAGCGGATGGCGGTCAGATTGTACGAGAAGGAAAACTATTTAGTTGACCCTCGTACGGGACAGACCTACTTTAATCCAGTCATCAAGTTATCCGAAGCTCTCAAAATCGTGAAGGCGGACATCGCAGAAGCAACGGGCACAGCCCTCGCTGATGTGCAAGTCAAAGCCAACGAGAACCGAGAAACAGGCGCACTCTCTCCTTCCCAGGGTACGACAAGTTCCGATGACGACTATACCCAAGCCTTTGAGACCGCCAAAACAAAGGGCGATGATCGCTCATGGGCAGAAGTATTGAAGAAGCGTGGACTTATCACCGTATCCTAGTAGTACTAGGAGGATTATATGTCGCAATCAACCGCGAAAACAACCTTCCAGGCAGTCGGAAACCGAGAAGACCTTACTGATGTGATTACAATGATCTCACCAGTCGAGACTCCGTTTTTCTCCCGCTTTGGAAAGACAAAAGCTAGTGCAGTTCTTCATGAATGGCAAACGGACACTTTGGCAAATGCCGGTGACAATGCCCAGATTGAAGCTGTTGACTACGTATTCACTCGCCCTGCCAGTCGCACTCGACTGACCAACAGTGTGCAGTACTTCATGACCCCAGTTGAGGTGTCAGATCTACAGCGCATGGTTGATGTCGCAGGACATGAGGATGAGTTTGCCTACCAGATGGCCCAAAGGATGAAAGAGCATGCTAGAGATATCGAGGAAGCGCTTGTCACTGGTTCAGGTAGCCCTGGTGCTTCTGGCACAAC